AACTGAAAGAGTGTATCTCTGAGGACTGTATCTACATCGGTTTCAACAGCAAGCACTACGACCAGTTCATCATCAAGGCGATTTGCTGTGGGTTCACACCGCAGGAAGTCAAACAGGTGAACGATTTCATTATCGGCGGAGGTCAAGGTTGGGAGTGTCCAATGCTTCGAGACTTTTTCTTCCGTTTCAACAACGTGGACATCAAAGACGATATGCAGATGGGCTTGTCCCTCAAGGCTATCGAAGGTCACTTGGGTCTTTCTGTCGAGGAGTCTACTGTACCGTTTGACATTGACCGCCCTCTCACTGAGGAGGAGCTGAAAGAGACCGCAAAATATTGTATTCACGATGTTGACACCACAGAAAAGCTGGTTGAACTTCGCAAGGACTACCTCAAGAACAAAATCCATATCGGCAAACTTGCCGGACTGGACGAAGTAAAAGCAATGGGTATGACAAATGCCAAGTTGACTGCGGCTCTCTTGAAAGCCGAGCAGAAACCGCATGATGATGAACGCAAATATGTCTACCCTCCGAACCTAAAGCGTGAGTACATTCCGCAAGAGGTCTTCGATTTCTTTGACAGAATGTACGACCCCGAAATCTCTGACAAGGAGCTTTTCAGTGACAAACAGACATTCTCCATCGGTGACTGTCCGGGAGTCGTTGGTTACGGCGGTATTCATGCGGCTATTCCGAATTACTTCTTCGTTGAAACGGAGGACAGAGTAATCCGCAATAAGGACGTGGCGAGTTATTATCCTCACCTCATGACCCTATGCGGCTACACATCAAGGAACATTCCTTCTGCGAAGGTTTTCGAGGACGTGTTGGAAACCCGAATGAAAGCCAAGGCAAGCGGTGACAAAGCCACTGCAAACGCACTCAAGCTCGTTGTGAACACCACCTACGGTGCGTTGCTCAACAAATACAATGACCTGTTTGACCCTCTCATGGGACGCTCTGTGTGTATCACAGGACAGCTTTTCCTCATGGAACTGGCACAGCACCTCTACGCTGACATACCCGATTTGAAAATTGTCCAGCTCAATACGGACGGTATCATGGTCGAGTGCGACAGAAAGTATCTTCCTATGCTGGACGAGATTTGTGACGAGTGGCAGTCGAGAACTGGATTTGAGCTTGAGGAAGACGCAGTTGTCCGTATCGCACAGAAAGACGTAAACAATTATGTCGAAGTGCAGGAGGGCGGAAAAGCCAAGTCCAAGGGAGGGTATTTGGTAAGAGGTATTTCCACTGTCGGTGCGTTCAACATCAACAACAATGCCTGTATCGTTGCCGCCGCTGTGAAAGAGTACCTTGTCAACGGTGTTCCTGTTGAGGACACCATAAATGGGTGCAACGACATCTTCCAGTTCCAGCTCATAGCCAAGGCTGGTGTGAAGTATCGTGAAGCCTATCACCTTGTCGATGGTGAGAAAGTCCCTGTGCAGAAGGTCAACCGTGTGTATGCCACAAAGGACGAGCGTTACGGAAAGCTGTTTAAGGTTAAGGCGGAGAACGACAGCACCGCCAAAATCGAAATGCTCCCGGAACACTGCATTATCGACAACGACAATCACTTAACCATTGATGATGTGGACAAGACCTTCTACATCGAAATGGCAAAGAAACGTATCAACGATTTTTTGGGAATTAAACCCGAAAAGAAAAAAGGAGGACGCAAAAAAATGGCTACTACCAAGAAAACTGAAACCGCCGAAATCACCGCAATGAACATCTATCAGAAGTTGCTCAAGGCAAGAGCAATGTTTCTCGAAGCAGATGTGAAGAAGACTGGTAAGAATATGCACCTGTCTTTCAAATACTTCGAGCTTGAGGACATTGTTCCTACGGCAACTCGTATCTTCGGAGAGGTCGGCATTGTGCCTTTGGTGAACTTCACCGCAGACACAGCTACCATGACGATTGTGAACACTGACAACCCGGAGGAGACCGTTACCTTCGTATCTCCGTTCAATCAGATTGCTCCTATCGTCTCCAACACTGGCAAACAGGCAACCAACGAAATGATGGCTCTCGGTTCTTCCATCACCTATATGCGCCGTTATCTCTACATGATTGCTCTCGACATTTGTGAGAGTGACGGAATTGACGCAAACGCTGGTGTTCCTGCTCCTGCCGCCCCTGCTCCGAAAGCTCCCCCTGCCACTCCCGAACAGAGACAGGAAGTGAAACAGGAACTCACTGCTCCGGCTGACAACGCAACTGCTTTGCAGATTAAGGGTCTCAAGGCAGTTCTGAAAAAGCTCAAGGACGCTGACCCTTCCAAGGAGGAAATGATTGCTCAGATTGCAGTTCAGACCAACGGTTTCACTGTGATTTCCAAGGCTGACTGTGAAGCTCTCATTCAGAGAATCACCGCAATGCTGGAAGGAGGTACTAACTAATGGCTGACATCAAATGGCTTGAGGGCAATCGCTTACAGATTGCTCCTCCGAAGCGCACCAAGAAAATCACTGGTACTCGTTTCGCAACGATTCTCGGTTTGAATCCGTGGTCTACCGAATTTGAAATGTGGTGTGCAATCACGAAGACCTTTGAGCTTCCCTTCGAAGATACCGTCTATACTGTGGCTGGTAAAACCATCGAACCCAAACAGGCTGAGTATATGAAAAAGTCCTACGGCATGGAGTTGATTTCTCCTACTGACCGTTACGGTGCTGACTACTTCAACAAGACATGGGGTGACTTCTTTGGTGACAATCCTCACCTCGGCGGCATGTGGGACTACCTCGCCGTTGACGAGGAGGGTAAGGTCGATACGGTTCTTGAAATGAAGACCACCAAGCGTATCGAGGACTGGCAGAACGATGTTCCCGAATACTACGCTCTACAGGCGGCTCTCTACGCTTATCTGCTCGGTGTGGACAACGTAATCATGGTGGCTTCCTTCCTTGAGGAGAAGGACTACAACGACCCTGCGAAGTTCGTCCCGAACATCAAGAACACCATTACGGTTGAGTTCAAAGTCTCTGAGCGTTACCCGGACTTTGCCGAGAAGGTTGCAACTGTTGAGAAGTGGTGGGCTGACTACGTTGATACAGGTGTTTCTCCTGTCTTTGACGAGAAGAAGGACGCTGAAATCCTCAAGGCTCTCCGCACTCATAACCTTACCCCGGACACCGACATCACCGCTTTGATTTCGGAAGCTGAATCTCTCAAAACTGAGGTTGATAAGGCTACCGCCGCAATCGCTGACAAAGAGAAGCGTCTGAAAGAGGTCAATGACATCATCAAGGAACACGCTATGAAGCAGTTCCGTGAGGGTGACAAGAAGGTCGAGGTCAAGGGTAGCACCTACACTTGGACGGTATCTCGTTCCGAGACTACGACCATCAACAAAAAGGCTTTGGAAGCTGACGGCTTGCTCGAAAAGTATCAGACAAAGACTGAACAGTACCGCATGACGGTGAAATAAGGAGGAAAAATCATGAAGTTTCAGAAGTTCGTAAAATCCATCGGAACTGAGGGTATCGTTTACGTCCGTAACAACGGCGAACGCTGGCTTGCCGCACAGGACGTATTTATGAAAATCCCGGAAGACATTCAGAGTATTACCGCAAAGTCGGTCACTGAAATGCCGGAAGCAATCGAGTCCATCATCAACTGCGACTGCTTCTCCGACCCTTGTGAGCTGGTAAAGGCTATCATGCCTTGCGCTGACGGTGTTATCAAAGACTGTGTGCGTATCTATGCTACAGCAAACAACCTGTGCGAAATCCCTATCAGCAACACCGCCTATACGCTCATTGAGCGTAAGGACGTTGTGGAAATGTACTCCAAGTTCGACAGCGAAACTGAGGAAAGCGAAGCAAAGGCTCTGTTTATCAAGAGATTCCCTGTCGGTGAGGACGAAGAAGTGGTCGGTGTTATCTTCCCGACCAGTATCGAATAAGGAGGTTCAATCATGTATATCAATCCGTTCGTAGCAGGAGTAATCGCCACCATTATGGTGGAATTGATTCTCGTACTCGGCTTTGCCTTGTTCACTGGCAACAAAAACAAACACAACTAATTTTAGGAGGTAAATTACAATGGCAAGAATCCCTATGACGAGTGGTTTTACTCTCATTCCCGAAGGAACTTATGTGTTCCGTGTATATGCCGCAACCTATGACGAGGAGTTCGGCAAAATTGAGGTGAAGCTGGTAAATGCCGCTGGCATGACCCACACCGAGCGTTTCTCCATCAAGGACAAGAACGATGAAATGAACGAAAAAGCTCTGAACGCTTTCAGCTACTTTGCGAAGACGGTAATGGGCGATTACACATTGGAGGACATCGACCCTGCCGAGCTGGTAGACCACTTCGTATGTGCCGAGGTTGTTCACACCAAGCTCCCCTCCAACAAAGACCCCAACAAGACCGTCACTTTCGCCAACCTCGGTGACAAGTCTCCTGCGGAATACTTTGACACCGAACCTGTGGCTCGTGCGCTCACTCTCGGCAAGGAAGGTACTTCCCCTGCTCCCAAGGCGGCAACCGCCGCTCCTGCCCCTGCTACCGCTCCTGCGGCACAGTCTACGGCGGCGAAGGGACTCGATTTGGACGCACTGCTCGGATAATCTGACAGGATTATCCCTCGAAGGAGGTATTTGCTATGGAACTCAAAGACAGTGGAACACGCAGAGAGTTCTCCTCCGGGGCAGTTCGAGACATCAATGAGGGGAAAGGTCGATGTGACCTTCTCCCCCTTGATGTGGTCGGAGAGGTATTCAGAGACGATATTTTGAACAATGTCAATGGATATGTTCGTTCCGGGGACAGGAAACTCCTCGTTGAAGCACTCAAAGAGTTTTCGGAAAAACGATACGGAGACCTCTATACAGCAATGCTGGAAGTCTCCAAACACTATGAGGACGGTTGCAATAAGTACGGTGAGAGAAATTGGGAAAAAGGTATTCCCCTCCATTGTTACATCGACAGTGGTGTGCGCCACTACATAAAGTGGCTCAGAGGTGATGAAGACGAACCTCACGACAGAGCTTTCCTGTGGAATATGCTCGGCGCACTATGGACGCATGGGTATCACCCGGAGTATTGCGATTTACCGTTCGGTAAGGAGGAAGTATGACTGAGAAAGAAAGATTTGACCTCTGCATGAGTACAAAGCTCGGAGACATTCTCTCTGAGGAGTTCAAGACATATCTGATTGCAAACGGTTTCTTCTCTGCTCCGGCAAGCACGAAGTACCATGGTGCATACGAAGGAGGTTTGTTCGACCATTCCTTCGCAGTGATGAACTTCCTCGTGGAACTGTCAGCCAAGAACGGTCTCAAGTGGCAGAGAGCAGAGAGTCCGTTTATCGTGGGAATGTTCCACGACCTTTGCAAAATCGACAACTATCGCCACCCCATTGTAGAGGAACTGTTCTATGGAAATAAAGTGTGTCCCATCTATGACGAGAGCAAGTGGGAATACAACCCCAACACTCAGTTCAAGGGTCATGGCGATAAGTCGATTATACTCCTCTCTCAGCACATCGTACTGACTGAGGAAGAAGCACTTTGTATTCGCTACCACATGGGAGCTTTCGTTGAGAAAGACGAGTGGAGAGATTACACCAACGCTATTCACAGATACGCAAACGTGCTGTGGACTCACCATGCAGATATGCTTGCGTCTCATGTAGTCGGTATATGAACCGAGCGGAACGAAGACGCAGACAGAAACAGGGACTTCCCATCGTAAAAGAACCTGTCTTGAATATGAAGGTGAGTGATATTCAGCAAATCAAGACACAGGCTACGAACACTGCCGCCGACACAGCCTTTTTCCTCATGCTGGCGATTCCTGTCATGGTTATTCATGATAAATACCCACAGCTCATGAGGAGAGAGGTTGACGGAAAACCGAGAGCAGAACGCTTCGCTGACCTCTGTCTCGATTTGTACGACAGTTTCAATAAAGGCTACGTCACGCTTGATGATTTGTCACAGTGCCTTTGGGAAGAAGCTGGCATTAAACTCGAAAAGAAATAAGGAGGTACAACCCATGAATTACAAGCTCAAAAGTGTGCAGGGCAAGGTCACTTTCCTGCTTCGTACTGGCAAGGACTTGGTGAAGAATCAGATGGCAGTTGCTTCGGCACAGCACATCATTGACACCGGGAAAATGAAGAAGTCCGATGTTCCGGGCTATCCCATCAACATTGACGATAAATGGTATTTTGAGGGAGAAGTCCTCAAGAAAACCGTTGCTCAGAAGGAGGACTCTGCCAAATGAGAACTTTTTACTCCGAATATGTCCAGCACTGCATGAGGTTTTATGCAAGACACCCTCACCCTAAGTTCCGCTCTGACGCTGACAAGCAGAACTGGAACGCTTGCGACAGTGCTTTGAAGGGGTTCAGCCCCTCCGAAGTGGACATTCTTATGACCGTATATCGTGAGGGTGACACCATTCCCGATAACATCTACAAGGTTTCCGTTGACCGCAACATCAAGCAGGACAACATTTGGAAACTCGTAAACGAACTAGAACGCAAGGTTGCAAAGAGGAGGAACTTGATTTGACACATTACGAGAACATTCCCAATGAACTCAAAGAACTGAATCAGTGGGTCTGTACTCGTAGTGACAGCAAAGTTCCTATGAAAGCATTTGAGGACGAGAACCCTTGCGCTTCCTCCACCAACCCTCAGACGTGGGCTACCTTCGACATGGCGAATGAAGCTGTGTCGAAGGGGTTCTACGACTACTGCGGATTTGTTTTCGCTGACAACGGTTTCGTTGCTATAGACATCGACACCGGGTTTGACGAAGAAGGGTTCATGACACCTCTTGCCGCTGACATCATCGGGCATTGCGAAAGCTATACTGAGAAGTCAAAGAGCGGCAGAGGTTTCCACATTATTCTGAGAGGTACACTTCCCTTCAAAGGTAAGAATAACCTCGCAGGGGTGGAAATATACAAATCCGCTCGATATTTCATCATGACAGGTGACACTCTCCTCTACAGGGAAATCGAGGAGAATCAAGAAGCGATTAACTATGTAGTTGAGAAATACTTCCCGGAGACCCGACAGGAGAAAGAAACCTCCGTTTACGGTGGTCGTATCTACTCTCCTATATGGGAAATGCCGGAGAACAATCGTATCAAGCTCAGACCTGTCTATCCAAGAATCCCGGACGGAAGCCGTAACATTTGTCTGACCTCACTTGCCGGTATGCTTCACAACCAAGGGTACAGCAAACAACAGATTTACGAAGAACTTCTATACGCAAACACTGTTGCCTGTGACCCTCCGCTCGATAGAGCTGAGATTAGAACAATCTGCAACAGTGTCACAAGGTACAAACGATGATTACAGGTATCAAATGTTGTAAAGGGTGCGTTGCTCCTAAAAGATACCCCGGTTGCCACTCGAACTGTCCCGAATATCTCATGGAAAAGAAACTGTGGGACGAGCAGAAGAAAATCATTTCTGAGCAACGACAAGCCTACAACAATCTGTATGAGCAACGCTCCGAAAGTGTGCGAAAAGCACTCAAACGCAAAAGACGATAAGTAACACGAAAAGGATAAAATATTTTCGCAAAAGGGTTGACAACTAATCCTTTTCGTGTTATTATCTAATCATCAAGAGATAAGAAATTATCTAAATAAGACTTAGGAGGTCAATTATGGCATACAACAACCCTACACCCGAAATCTATCGTGGTGACATCTTCTACATAATGCAGGGCAGTTACGTTGGCTCTGAACAGAAATCCGGGAGACCGGGTATCATCGTGTCCAATGACCTTGCGAACAAGCACTCTCCCAACGTGGAAGTTGTGTTCCTCACCTCACAGGAGAAGAAAGCCCTCCCGACCCACGTTGAGGTGATTGCGAGAGTTCCTTCGACCGCCCTGTGCGAGAACATTCAGACCGTTTCGAAGGAACGTCTGAGCGATTTTATTCGCTCCTGTACCACTTCTGAAATGAAAGCCATAGACAAGGCTCTGCTTCATTCTCTCGGTATTGAAGCCCCTGCCGTTGTCGGGGGGGGGACTCAAGAAACCGAAGTTCCAAAAGCTGTTTCGGAAGCAGAGGTCGAAAGAAATTTGTACAAGGCTTTGTACGAGCAACTTTTAGATAAGGTGATGAAATAGCCTTGAACAAGTGTGAGCAATGCAGGAAGCGGTGTCTGTGCCGCTCCTGCCCCAATAATCAAACGTGCAGAGTTGCACTCAGAAGGTACTGCAAGTCGGTCTGCTATTGCAGTATCAACAGAAAAATGAAGGAGGAAAAACCCAATGAAAGTTACTCTTATCCAAGCTACCCCGAACCCCATTGAGACCATTGCTCAGATTGCCAGCATTTGCTACGACAGTGACCCGAAGAACCCTCTCGGACTTGTGAAGCACCTGTACCGCAACGGACACCACAGTGTCTTCGAGCATATCTACTTCACATTCAAAATCGAGGGTATCTCTCGTGCCTGTTCTCACCAGCTTGTGAGACACCGCCACTGTAGCTTCACTCAGCGCAGTCAGCGTTATTGCTCTGAGGACGGTTTCGGCTTTGTTACTCCTTCCACTGTTGATGAAGGACGTTTCGCAAATGACATGGAGGACATCAAGGACTGGTATGAGGAATATCAGAAAAGCGGTGTCCCGAATGAGGACGCTCGTTATGTTCTCCCCAATGCCTGTGAAACCTCTCTCTACCTGTCCTGCAATCTGAGAGAGCTTATTCACATGAGCAACGAGCGTCTGTGCCGCAGAGCGCAGTGGGAAATCCGGGAGCTGGTTCAGCAGATGGTCTACTGCGTAAACGCTGACCTGTGGTTTATGCTCGTACCTAAGTGTAAGAGTGGGAGAATCATTTGTAACTCTCCTTGTGAGGTGGGACGCAATGAGTAAGATGATTTTAGACCTGTGCGGAGGGACAGGCTCGTGGTCGAAACCGTACCGTGACGCTGGATATGACGTGCGTGTTATTACACTTCCGCACTACGACTTGTTCGAAACAGTCGAGAGAGAGAGAGAGAGAGAGAGAGAGAGAGAGAGAGTGCTTGAGTTCTATAACCATACGACAGGTAAGACAGAGATTGTCAACGCTGATGAAGTATATGGTATTCTCTGCGCTCCAACCTGTACGATGTTCTCTCTTGCTCGTACCACTGCGAAGACTCCACGAGACCTCGCAAGCGGTATGCGGCTGGTAAAGAAATGTCTCGAAATCATTTGGTTCTGTCGTGAATCGAATGAATCTCAGTTAAAGTTTTGGGCTTTAGAGAATCCTATGGGACTTCTCCGACAGTTCTTGGGTAGACCTCTTTTCACCTTCTCCCCGGAAGAATACGGTGAGTGCTACACGAAGAACACAGACATTTGGGGTTATTTCAATATTCCAAAGAAAAATCCATATAAAATGACAGAGGGTGAAAAGCTCCTCTCAGCTCGTAACAATCGAGTTCTGCCGGAGCTTCCCGAAGATTATGTCATGCCTACTGGGTGGAACAGACAGGCGGCAAGACGTAGCATGACAAGTAGTAAATTTGCAGAAGCCTTTTATAAGGCGAACAAATAGGAGGTTCTATGAAGGTAAACATTCTCGGTGTTCCTTACACCATTCAATATAAGTCCCCGGCAGAGGACAAATTTCTGCGTGAGTGTGACGGTTACTGCGACAAAAGCACTCACAAAATCGTAATCAATACCGAGAATGGAGACCTTGAAGATTTTCCTCGGTATCAGAAACAGTGTTTGCGTCACGAAATTATCCATGCGTTTATGTTCGAGTCCGGGTTGGGCGCAAATTGGGAACATAAACCCATCGGACATGAGGAGACAACGGTTGATTGGATTGCCGCACAGTTCCCGAAGCTCCTCGAAGTATTTGAGAAAGTAGGTGCTTTGAAATGAAAGAAATTATCTGCCCTCTCCTTACTACCAACACGGTAGTCGAGGAGGACGGAACAGTCAAAATAGGAACTCAACCTGTCTACTGCCTTGAATGTCAGTGTGCATGGTGGGTCAAGGACAAACAGAAATGCGCTATTACAGCAATGGGAGGTGAAAAACGTGGTAAGTGATAGAGAACTTTTTGAACTTCGGAACGGTAGAGTCATTATGGACGAAGACCTGTCGGAGAAAATGTATATCATCAAGTCATATCACCCAGAAAAAGCTGACGAGACTTCCTCCGGCTTTGAGTGGTCTGAAATGGGTATGGCAAACCTGTTTGGTATGCTCTACAACAAGGAAGCTCGATATTGTACCGAGCATAAGAGCTGGTACACCTACTTCGAGGGTGCGTGGCGCAAGGACGAGGGTGCAATCCTCGTTTCCGAGAAAATCAAGGACTTTGTGCGACTCATGATTCTCTACTGCGGAGAAATCACTGACGATGAAACCCGAAAGTCCTACACCGCTTTCGTCAACAAAATGGGTGACAGGAGAATGAGAGACAGAATCCTCAAGGACGCAACAGGTGAACTTCGTATCTCTGCCACTCAGTTCGACTCCAACCCCTACCTCATTAACTGTCTGAATGGTACATACTCTCTCGAAGACTTCTCCTTCCGGGAAGCACGATGGGACGATTTTCTTACCATGCAGACAAACTTCCGTCATACTGTCCGCAGGGACGTTCGCTGTGAGCGTTGGGAGAAGTTCATTGACGAGGTTACGCAGGGAGAGACCGATAAGGCTGACTTCCTGCAAAGAGCTTTGGGTTACTCCATTCTCGGTATGAGCAACGAGGAGTGTATGTTCATTCTCCATGGCAAAACTACTCGAAACGGCAAGTCCACCCTGCTCAACACCATCGAAACCATGCTCGGTGACTATGCGAAGGTTGCTCCTGTCGGTATGATTTGCCGTGGTGACAGGCAGAAGGACGCAGAAGCCGCTTCTCCTACTCTCGCCGGACTCAAGGGCAAACGCTTCGTCACCATGTCTGAGTCGAACGAGTATGGCAAGCTGGACGAGGAGAAAATTAAACAGCTCACAGGCGGTGAGGAAATCTCAGCTCGTGCGCTGTACCAGTCGGCTATCACCTACAAGCCGCAGTTCACCCTTTGGCTTTCCTGTAATGACCTTCCGATGGTTACGGACAAGTCCCTGTTCGCTTCCGAGCGTATCAAGGTTATCGAGTTCAATCGTCACTTTACCCCGGAGGAACAGGACACTCACCTCAAGGATGAGCTTACCTCACAGGAAGCAATGAGCGGTATTTTCATGTGGCTGGTTCGTGGTTACATCAAGTATAAGGAAATGGGACTGAAAATGTCCGACTCCCTCAAGACTGTTGTCACCAAGTACGAACGAGACAACGACCTCGTGTTGCAGTTCCTCGAAAGCCGCTGTGTGCGTGTTCCCGAAGACGAGAGCAATCCATACGGTGAGAAGAACAAGCGCACGCTCATTAAGGCGAAGGATTTATACAATGCTTTCAAGCTGTGGGCGAAGTCCGAAGGTGCTTACGTCCTCTCTGCTCGAAAGTTCAACTCCGAAATGGAACGACACCCGGAATGGTTCGATAGAAAATCGACTTCCAGCGGTTTCATGATTTATTGGGGACTCAAGCTAAAGGAGGTGCTGTAATGAACCTTAGACAAAAAGCAAAGTACTATAAGAAGCGTTGTGAAATGTTAGAAAAGCTAACACTACCTCGCCGCTATTCCTTCGATTGCATGGAACAACCTATCGTAACTCTACGTTCCGAGCAGTACTTACTTCCCGAAGAATATGCGGCTATGCAAGTCACTGATGATATGGGATTGACTATGGTCAACAAAATCATGGCGAGAGACTTCATACACCAGTTGCTCAACTACGCACAGGTAATTGTCCAGCGAGACGAAAGACTTGGTTGTGTAGTAATCAAAGCAACAATGAAGGTCGTAGATATAAGAAAGGAACTGTAGGAGGTAAATTATGGCACGAGCTAAGAAATGCGACAGGTGCGGAAAGCTCCATGAACACTATGACGGAGGAAGGGAATTTAAGAACTCTGAGAAAGCAAACGGAGTCATTCTCATTGACCGTGATTTGGATAACAAATACTGGACTCGCAAGTCCTACGACTTTTGCCCGGACTGTATGAGAAAACTCGAAACATTCATAAAGAACGAGGAGGTGTCCGCCGATGAAACCCATTAAATTTGAACAGGCAAACAAAAACCTGTTGAAGCCGGAGTCCATGACGGACGAAGAATGTTCTTCTCTGTGGGTGTACAACGATGGTAGAGAGTGTATCAGTTGTTGGCGGCTCACATGGAAGGAAAGAATCAAGGCTTTGCTGTTCGGGAGAGTGTGGCTCTCCGTTCTCAGCGGACGGACGCAACCTCCTGTTTGGATTGCCTGTTGTAAAACCATATTCTTGAAGGAGGACAAGAACAATGAAAACTACTGAGCGTATGCACATGGTAGCAGTCATGATGGAAGGTCTTGAGTCTTCCGTTGATACCTATTGTAAAGCGAAGGAAAAGAAGGGCTACTCTCCTTCTGCCGGATATGAGGTTTCGAGGGAGGACTGCAAAGAATCCATCAAGCGGAGAATCACCCTCATTCGTGAGGAATTGCTGAATATCAGCAAGGAACTGTAGGAGGTACGACCATGAAACGTAGACTGGTAAGATTCCTGTTCGAAATCGGGTGTCATAAGCTGGCTCACCGTGTCAGTCCCTCCCTCTACTATCAGTGTGTTGGAGAACGCTTCGCCAAGCAGTGTACGGAAGCAATGAACTCTATGGCGGCTTTTATGGTGGCGGCGAGTGCGGCTCTCCCTCGAAAGGAGGAATTAGAAAATGAGTAACCCTATTGAAATCATTCAACAAAGAATGAACGTAGAGCTTGAGGGCGAGGTCATGAAAGCTGTCATGCGTATCGGTGTAAACGTGGATAAAGAGGAACTTGTCAAACTCCTCAAACGTGACCGTCCCATGCGCTACAACGCAACGACTCTCCGTGGCGGTGTCATGGTGGAGCGTGTTACAGAGTGTCCGGCTTGCCATAAAGCTATTCTCTGTGAGAAGGACGAGTACCCTCGCTTCTGTACTCACTGCGGACAGGCAATCGAGCTTCGTGACTGCGGTTGCTGGTGCGGTGGTTGGGACGAAGACTATGAGTGTTGCACACTTCCCGACTATGCGTGTCCTCGTAAGAACGAGTGCTGTACTTATACTGACATTACCTCTCTTGTTGCGGACGTAAATGTCAACGAGATTGCAGAACACATTCGATGTGGCAATCTTGATTCGTGGGTGCAGTCATGGCAACAGCAAATGGCTTTTGAGCTTGAAAATGTCAAATTATCCGAAAAGGATTGAAAAATAATCCTAAACGACATTTGGAAAATAACACAAATCGGATTGAAAAATAATCTTTTCGACTTTTTATGATGAAGTAGTTAAAGTAGTTAAACTTTAGTTTTTGCGTAAAAGTCCCCTTATAAGAGGGCTATATAGTAAAAGTTACACGCAAAAGTCGATTTTTAACTACTTCAACTACTCAAGAAGAACAACAATAAGAGGACTCTCCGGGGCGGAAACTGGCTCGAAAAGAGGACTCTCCAAGGAGGTAAACGACTATGGCAAGTAAGAAAGACGCTCCTCAGAATGAGGGTGTACAGGTGATAAAGAAGAAGCCGAGAGGTGGCAACTCTCCTGTCATTGGTATGAATGGGTATGACCTTGAACCCGGAGACAATACAAAGTTTCTACAGCTTAACATGGAGCTTTTCAATATGGAGAAAATTGATATGCACGATGAAGAAGCTGTGACAGAACGACTCAATGAGTATTTTGCTTTGTATGCCAAGCATGATGTGAAACCGACTGTTGCTGGTATGGCAATGGCATTGGGTTGGAGTAGACAGCAACTATGGGCGGTTACACACGACCAACCTTTGGGTGGACGTGGGAACTATTGCACGTTGCCGCAGAGCGTGACCGACATTATAAAAAAAGCATACTTTTTGCTCGAAAATTTGTGGGAAAACTACGCTACCAACGGCAAAATTAACCCGGTTACAGCGATTTTCCTTGCAAAGAACAACTTCGGCTACCAAGACAAGACTGAGTATGTAGTGACTCCAAACGTCCAGCAAGACAACTATGACCCCGACTCTATCCGTCAGCGTTACCTTATCGACTCTGCCAACGACTCTGACGAGGAAAACGACTAACGACTATCGACTATCGACTATGAAATCGCCGCCATCGGCTGTCCCGGCTCTGCTCCGGGGTTGCTGGTGGCGGTCTTTTTGTGCAGATTTTTTCGGGATTCCGGGCGGTTTTCTGCCGTTGGTATTAACGCTTTAGCGTGATAAAGCAAAATTCCAGCTCCGGCGGCGGTTTTCCGGGTTCATACCTTATTATATAAGGAAGGAAAAATTTTATCCGAAAAAGATAATTTTTTCTCCGAAAAGGGTTGACAATTCGCAAAAGACGAATTATAATGTAATCAGAAACAGACAAGAACCAATCCGAAACGGATAATTTCAAAGGAGGAAAACCCCATGAAAAAATATTTTGCAGTATCGTTCAAGTATTCCGAAAGCGTGTATTGCTCCAACATTGCACACGCTGAGACCTCCGAAGCCGTCAACGCTCATTATTCAAAATATGAGTGGGTCAGTGTCAGAGAGTGCGAAGATTACGAAGTAGAAACAGCTCGCCGCAAGGGTATGCCGATTGTTGAAATCGAAACCCCGGAAGCAGTCACAGAAGAACCCGAACAGAAAGAGGAGGAAACCGAAATGAAAGAATTTGCAATGATTGAAAAGAGAATCACCGAAGAAGCCGAGAAGAACACCGCCGACACCGCTTTCTATATCGAAAACGGATATTTCCCGACATGGGCAGAGGAACACCGCACAGACCCCAACAGAGGTTTGAAAGCCAACAGCACCGAGACCCGATGGAAGCAGTACCAAGCCGGAACAATCAGCCGAGAAAAGGCGGTCGAGCTTGCCACCAAGAGAGCAACAAAGGAAATCGAGAAGAAGACCGCCGCAAAGCTGGCGAAGCTCGACAGGGTAGCCAATGCGCCCGACCTCACTTTCATTTCCGTTTCCGTTGATTGGGTACGCTCTCGCACTTGGGGCTATAACCCCCATGTTGAAGTGAGAACCAACACCGGGACATATTATGGAACGGCGAGCGGTTGCGGCTATGATAAAGAATCCGCCGCCATTGCTGACGCTTTCAACAAGTGCGACAGCATTTTGAAAGCCCTGTATCAGCTCAAGGAAAACGGCTTGAGAGCTGGAAAGACGGACGCAAGCAAAACAGCTTGCACAGGTGTTGACAATCGAAATATTTGCGGCTATGGCTCGGGCTATTCCGTATTACCGTATTTTGAGGGCGGTGTGGGTGCTTCTTGCTTTTGGTCTATTCTGAAAGATTGCGGATATAAGACCAGCGGACACCACACCAAACACAGCGATTTCTACAGCGTAGAAAAGGAGGTTGCATAATGATTCGATTTACAAGCGAGGATTTGCGCCGCCTTGCGGACGCAATCGACAACCGGGAAAAATACGAAAATATGTGCGGTGTGGTGTATCTCTCCATAAAGGAACACCCAAACGGGCGAAGGTTCGCAGAGTTCGAACAGCCTTGCGCCTATGCAGAGTGCAACAGCAATTTCTACAGATTCGAGGAGGTAAAACAATGAACATCAACGAGACAATGCGAGAGCTGGCGCAATATACCCGGCTACAGGAGGAAGCCGCCGCAATGGTGGAAGCCCTCAAAGACCAGTTAAAGCAGTACATGAACGAAAACCAGCTTGAAACGCTGACAGGGGACGAACACAAAGCCACCTATAAAACGGTGACAAGCTCCCGAATTGACACCGCCGCATTGAAGAAGGGACACCCGGACATTGCGACACAGTACACCAAGACCACCGAAACAAAGCGTTTCACTTTTGCGTGAGGAGGTGTCGAAAATGTTCGTTCTCGTTTGCTTGATTCTGTTTCCCTTCGTGCTACTTGGCGAAATCTTGAAACAGTCGAAATAAAGCCCACACAGACAGCCCCGGAAGCGTTCCGGGGCTTTTCTTTGTGCTGGTGGTGTTCCTGTATTGGCGGCGGTGTTCTGCCCTCTGTGCGGCTCTCTGTGGCTCTGCTGGTGTGGTGTCTGCTCCTGCTGTCCTGCTGTCGTTGGGGTGTACTCTATCGACAGGGGCGGCGGCTGGTGTCGTTTGGGTCTACCTTCTAATTATGACAGCGCACCCACGGACAGACACACCCCAAAGACAGCGGAACGAAGACAGGCGGCGCACGATGGCGGACGGCGGACAGCTTCGGAGCGTCCCGGAGGACTGAACCCCCGGAGGGGGACGGCGGACAGCCGCCGAAGCCGGAGGGAGTCGTTTGAGTAGCCGAAAAATAGAAAAAGAAACAAAAAGGACAAAATATTATCTTATTTGTATTGACAATCATCTTCTCTCGTGCTATACTAATCTCAAGAAAGCAAAGGAGGGTAATCCCTATGAAAAAGACTGTATCTGAGCAGGAAATGAATAAGCTCGTTGAAGCCAACGATTCCGTCCGTGGTACGAATGACTACATGAAATATCACATGATGGCTGAATACAAGACCAAGCGTGACGGAAAATGGTCTAAGTGGAATTTTCTCACTTGGGGAGTACCTGTTCCCTTTGACATGACAGTGAAGAAGGTTGGAGAGAACGTATTCCTCATGCGTGAGGGAGTCAACTGCATGGGTGAGGAAGAAATCACTCGTTACACTCTCACTGATTCTGTGAATCAAATTCTAAATGTTGTTTAAGGAGGTAAAACATGGTACGCAACAATATCGAACTCGATGTGAAGGTCAAGTGTGTTGAGACCCACACCACACAGCAGACCCTCGCTGAGAGAATCGGAACAACTGGACAGTACGTCAACAGGGTCATTAAGAAAAAGGACGGTCTCGTCAACAAGACTTTCGTTGAAATGATGGAAGCCCTTGGTTATGACATTGAGCTGACCTACATCAAGCGAGAGCAGTAACAGGAGGTGTGTACATGAAGGTCGGTTATGTACGAGTAAGCACCACAGACCAAAATCCGGCGAGACAGATGGAACTCATGAAGTCTCTTGGTGTGGAGAAAATCTACAGCGAGAAGCTGAGTGGTAAGAACACCGAGAGACCTCAGTTCAAAGAAATGCTCTCCTTCCTGCGTGAAGGTGACACCCTCTACATTGAATCTTTCTCCCGATTGTCACGAAGCACACGAGATTTGCTCAACACGGTTTCGGTGCTGACTGAACGTGGTGTGAATCTTGTCTCGGACAAGGAAAAGCTCGATACCACCACCCCACAGGGAAGATTCATGCTGACTGTTTTCGCTGGACTCTCGGAGCTTGAGCGTGAAAACACCCTCGAACGTCAGCGTGAAGGTATCGAGATTGCAAAAGCAGAGGGAAAATACAAGGGTCGCAAGCCAATCGAGGTCACTGACAGGTTTTTCGTCATAGCGAAACGGTGGTCGAGCGGACAGATGGCTCTCAAAGACGCTATTGCTGAGTCCAATATGTCAGAATCTACGTTTTTCCGTAACTGCAAGAAGTATGGTATCAGCAAATCAAGTAGTTAAAGTAGTTAAAAATCAGTTTTTGCGTAAACTTTCGCCTGTATGGTGTCCTATAAGAAGAATTATACGCAAAATCAGAAGAACAACTACTTTTACTACTTCAACAGGAGGAAATGAGCATGATTTATGTATTTCAAAGCCCACTGTCGAAGGAACAGACCATCGGTGTGGTGCGTGAGGTTGTCTCAGCCATAGGTGGGACGTATAAAAACGATATTGGCACATGGAGAGCGAAGGGTTTTGCAACAGTCCTCTCCTCCACAGCTCAGTTTTTCTACCACGAGAAGGAAAACGTGTGCAATGTTAGGGTTGTCTTCCGCAGACACAGCAATGACAGCCGAAGATTTTGGAAGACATTCGTGGATAAGCTGAACCAGCTTCACCCGGACATTGATTTCGGTATCTCCGGGAACACTCCGTATGAACTGGTGGCAGTCGTTGATTTGCAAAACGACGTAGAAACAGTCCACTTGTCGAAAACTAATGGCGGAGCTTCCCTCGGAGGATTCCTGCTTGGAGGTTTGGCTTTCGGCACACCGGGAGCGATTGTGGGAGGTTTATCCGGCACACAGAGGACAGTCGGTTCAACACGGACTGTTCGCTCTGACAGAGTGAATGTAAGACTCCTGTGGAGTGATGGTCTTCTTCACGAGCAGTGGGTCAATAAGAAAGAAAGTCTGTACCACGAAATCATGAACATGATGTCGTGAAACTATATGAACGGCGCATGATTGCGATTGAGACTTCGGTCTCGGCAGTCATGCGCTTTTTCTTTTTGGAGGTATTATGAAAAAATTACTGGAAACGATTTACCGAAAGAGTCTGAAATCCTTCGATTTTCAGACCATGGAGGATTTGCTGTACATGAGCAAGGAAGCAATGAAAACGGATATTCCTCTCGGTGTAGAATATCTCAGAAAACTATCTGCTCTGTGTGAAAAAACAATGTCAAACAGGTCTCTCTCCGGGGAACAGGTGATACAGGTCTATGACTTGCACGAGAGGGTGTGCTTTGCCGCCGCAAAGTATGATTTCGACTCCTATCTTCTCTATGTCGAATGGAACAGAGACCCGGAGAAGAAGTTCTACCCTCCTCGAAGGAAGGTTCTGAAACAGGTTGTGGACGCTCTACAGGAGCTTGCCGATGATAAACTGGACTTGCTGGCGGTGTCTCTACCTCCCGGTAGCGGAAAGACCACACTGGCGATTTTCTTCCTCACATGGCTCGGTGGTAAGATTCCGAACGACCCTATGCTGACAGGTTCTCACTCGAACTCGTTTGTCCGTGGTGTCTATGATGAATGTCTGAGAATCATGGATAGAAACGGCGATTACCTGTGGCACGAGGTATTCCCGGACATTAAAGTCACGAACACAAATGCGAAGGACTGTCGTATTGACCTCGACAAGCGTCAGCGTTTTGAGACGTTGGAGTTCACCTCTATCGGTACTGGTAACGCTGGTTTGTATCGTGCGGCAACCCTGCTCTACTGTGACGATTTGGTGTCGGGTATCGAGGTAGCATTGTCAAAGGAACGTCTCGATAAGTTGTGGGAGACATACACCACAGACTTGAGACAGCGTAAAATCGGAGACCACTGCAAAGAGCTTCACATTGCTACTCGATGGTCTGTCCATGACGTTATCGGTAGACTGGAACGTGAATACGGTGACAGTGACCGAGCGAAGTTCATCGTGATTCCTGCCCTTAACGAGAATGACGAGTCCAACTTTGATTATGCCTACGGTGTCGGATTCACTACGAGAGTCTACCATGAGCAGAGAAATATCATGGACGATGTGTCGTGGAGAGCGTTGTATATGAACGAACCTATTGAGCGTGAGGGTTTGGTCTACTCTCAAGACGAACTTCGCCGCTATTTTGAGCTTCCATCGGAAGACCCGGACGCAATTATTGGTATTTGCGACACGAAGGATAAAGGTGCTGACTACGCTTTCCTCCCGGTGGCTTATGTTTATGGACAGGACTACTATATCGAGGATTGTGTATGTGATAACGGTCTGCCAAACATCGTGGACGCTCGACTGACTGAAATTCTCGTCCGCAGGAAGGTAAAGTCCTGCCGATTCGAGTCAAACTCTGCCGGAAGACGTGTGGCTGAAAAGATTCAAGAGGACGTTAAGAAAAAAGGTGGCATTACTCACATCACCACAAAGTTCACCACCGCAAACAAAGAGACGAAAATCATTGTCAATAGTGCTTGGGTCAAGGAGCATTGTCTGTTCAAAGACAGTTCTCTCTATCAGAAGAAGTCTGACTACGGAAAAATGATGGATATGCTCTGCTCTTACACCGTTGCTGGCAAGAACAAGCACGATGATGTGCCGGACGGCATGGCAATGTTGGCGGAATATGCTCAGAGTTTGAGCGGTCAGAAGGTCGAGGTGTTCAAAAGACCGTGGTAATTCACAATTTTCACATAGTTTTCCACAAAAAATTCTAAAAATAAGAATTATAATCTTGCATTTTACGAATTACTATGTTATAATGGTAAAGGTAAAAATGTATATAAAAACAAGTGGCGCATGATTGCGAGTATGGCGGAAGCCTATCCAGCAGTCGTGCGCTATTTTTAATTTTTAGGAAAGGAGGAGCAGTCATGGCAAACGAAGTCGATACTTCTAAGACTCCGAGCGAGACTCGTCAAATGAACGGAAGACGTGTTATCAAGTCCAGCGTGAGAAGAATCACGAGGGACAACGTGGTTGATGTTCTGACAACTGCTATGAATACTCACTCGCTGAATCGAAGTGAGATTGAGTATCTGTGGGACTACTATCGTGGCAAGCAACCGATTCTCAATCGTGTCAAAGAAGTTCGCCCGGAAATCTGTAACAAGATTGTGGAGAACCGAGCGAATGAGATTGTCTCCTTCAAAGTCGGTTATCTCTGCGGAGAACCTATTCAGTACATCGGACGCAGTGCTGATGAAGCTGTTACAAAAGGTATCTCTGCTTTGAACGAGCTTATGTTCGCAGAGGACAAAGCTACGCAAGACCAAGAGATTGTCGAATGGCAAATGATTTGCGGAACGGCATATCGTTTGGTTCTTCCCGATGAACCTTCCGAGGAAGACGAGTCTCCGTTTGAAATGTACACTCTCGACCCTCGCAACTCTTTCGTTGTGTATTCAAACGATGTTGGAAACAAGCCTTTGATGGGTGTCAAGTATAGCACCGATGAAAACGAGGTGACTCATTACTCGGTCTATACGGACAACTACTACTGGCTGATTGATGGTGACATTATCAACGAAAAGGAGTCCAAGTCCCACGCTCTCGACATGATTCCTATTTTCGAATATCCGGCGAACAACGCTCGTCTCGGCTCTTTCGAAATCGTGCTTCCTCTGTTGGACGCAATCAACGGTGTCGAGTCCAACCGTATGGACGGTATTGAGCAGTTTATACAGGCTTTTTGGAAGTTCATCGGTTGCAACATCGACAAGCAGAAGTACAAGGAGTTCTTGGAGGAGGGTGCAATTCTTGTTCCTCCTAACGACAACGGAGGAAACATTGATGTTGACCTCGTTGTGAAGGAACTGAATCAGACACAGACTCAGACCCTCAAAGACGATTTGTACACTGCGATTCTCACTATCTGCGGTATGCCTAACAGAAACGGAGGTACTTCTACTTCCGACACAGGTGCGGCGGTACTTCTTCGTGATGGGTGGTCTCTTGCGGAAGCGAGAGCAAAAGACAGCGAGAATATCTTCAAAAGGTCTGAGAAGAAAATGCTCAAGCTGGTGCTTCGCATTTGTCGTGACCTCAGTGACATTGACCTTCGTTTGAAGGACATTGACATGAAGTTCACCCGAAGAAACTACGAAGCAATTCAGAGCAAGTCTCAAGTGCTTACTTCCATGCTACAGCAACCGAAGATTCACCCTATGCTGGCTTTCTCTCACTGCGGTATGTTTACCGACCCGGAAAGTGCCTACACCATGAGCATGGCATATTACGAGGAACAGCAGAAAAAGCTGGCCGAACAGACTCCCGACCCGGATAATGACCCAAATAATTGAGCGGTTCGCCGCTTGAATATCGTCAGAGAAGACGTAAATCGCAAAAAGACAGAGAAGTCTATAATCGCAAGAAATGTTCACAGAAGAACTAAAAAGACAGGAGGAAACCAAGATGGCAAAGATTGATGTAACACAGATTGAAGGTTACGAAACCATGACCGCCGAGGAGAAGCTGAAAGCTCTCGAAGAATTTGACGTTCCCGACCCGGACTATTCCGGCTTTGTGAAGAAGGAACAGTTCGACAAAACAGCTTCCGAGCTGGCAACTGCGAAAAAGCAGTTGAGGGAGAAAATGACCGAGGACGAAGCGGCAAAGCAGAAGGAAAAAGAGGAACGTGAGGAATTGGAGTCCAAGTACAACAAGCTCCTGCGTGAATCTGAGATTTCCAAGCATAAGGCAAAGCTCCTCGCACTTGGGTACGATGAAGCCCTTGCCGATGAAACTGCCACTGCTATGGCGGACGGTGATTCTGAGAAGGTGTTCATCAATCAGCAGAAGCACTTAACCGCTTTCGAAAAGAAGGTTCGTGCAGAAGCCCTCAAAGATACACCGAAACCTACCCCCGATGGGGATTCCAAGACTATGACTCTCGAAAAATTCCGTAAGTTGTCCCCTGCGGAACGTGCCGCTTTCTACGAGGAACACCCGGAAGAATACAAAGAACTTTATGGAGGTAATTAACTATGGCTCATAAGATTTATGACAATTTCTTCCTCTCCAACGAGGTTGAAGACCAGTTCAATTCCCACCTCAATTTACAGCAGTTCTGTACTGTTGATAATTCGCTGGTGGGCGAAGCTGGCATGAAGCGTAAGATTAACGTCTACAAGGCTACCGATGGTACTGAGAAGCTGGCTATGGGTGTCGGCAACAGCAAGTCCATCGAAGTTTCTTACGCTGAGAAGGAGTACGAAATCCTTCTTGCTCAGAACCGTTTCGAATACTATGACGAACAGGCTATGATTGACCCTATGCTCGTCCCTGTCGGTGTTCGTCACATGGGTACTGATATGTTCAACACCGTCAATGCCGACATTTTTGCCGAGTTCAACAAGGCAAGTCTGTCCGTTGCGGCTACCGATTACGGTTTCGGAACTTTCGCTGACGCTGTAGCGAAGCTGAACCTTGAGGAAATCGAGGGTGTGAATATCTTCGGTTTTGTCAATGCGGCTGACATGGCGGAGGTTCGCAAGGCTCTGAAAGAAGACCTCAAGTACGTTGAGTCCTTCTCTCGTAATGGTTATGTCGGTACTGTTGCTGGTGTGAACCTGTACACCAAGAAGGACGCTGTTTCCGGCACTATCATTATCGCAACCAAGAAAGCGGTTACTCTTTTCAACAAGAAGGGTACGGAAATCGAGCAGATTACCAAGAACGCTCGTTCCGAGACTGCGGCTAATACTCGTCTGAACACCATCTTCTCTCGTAAGTATTACCTTGCCGCTCTCACTGACGCTACCAAGGCTGTGAAAATCACCGTTGCACCTTCTGTGTAATCGGTGAGGAATGGAGGACAGAACAATGTATAAGGTTGTAAGCGATTTTCGTGACGCAAAGAACGACAACCACCTGTATCGGGTGGGTGATGAATACCCTGTAGCTGGCTATAAGCCGAGCAAGTCTCGTATCGAGGAGCTGGCAAAGGGTAAGAACAAATTTGGCAAGGTGTTCATCGAGGAAGCTCCTGTGAACCCTGCCGAGGGTCAGACTCCCGACCCGGATAACGGCGAGGGAGAACCCGAACCTCAGACTGAGGAATAACTGCGAGGAGGTGTGACAACATGACGAACGATGAAAAACTGGCGGCTCTCAAGGCAATGGTCGGTAGCTCTGACTCTGACGAAGTGTTGTCCGCCTATCTGAAACTTGCCGGGGGCAAGATTATCGCCAAAGCGTTTCCATATCAGAATGATGTGACCGAAGTTCCGGCACAGTACAGTTACTTACAGGTCGAAATTGCCGCATATATGCTGAACAAGCGAGGTGCGGAAGGACAGACCTCTCACACTGAAAACGGTGTGACAAGGCAGTACGAGAGTGCGGACGTTCCTTCTTCTATGCTGAAAGCGATTACTCCCTACTGTGGGGTGATTTCATGAGGTGTATGCGGAGAAACAAGGTCAAGTTCTTCTATGCTCTCTACGAGGGCAAGGAAGCTATCACTGACGAATATGGAAACGTCACTGGTGAATACGCAGTGAAGCATGGTAATCCGATAGAGTTTTCCGCAAATATATCTGCCGCAAAGGGAGAAACGCAGACTCGTCAGTTTGGGGAAAACGAGTCCTATGACAAAGTGATTGTCTTGGATTCTGACGCTCCTTCGATTGACGAATACTCTATCCTTTGGGTCGATGTTATCCCGGAACTCAATGAGGACGGTACTACCGATACTCCTCATGACTACGTTGTGAAAAAGGTAGCCAAGAGTTTGAATGTGACTTCGATTGCGATAAGCAAGGTGAATGTCAGTGGGTAAAAAGGTCATTCGTTTCGGATTATCAGTTCGAGAAATCGACAAGGCGATTAAGGAGCTTGAGCAGTACAAGCGAGACCTCGTTGCAAAGACAGAACTTCTTAGGGAAAAGGTCGCAGAGCGTATAGAATCTCTTGCGGCAAGCGGATTCTCCGGGGCAATCGTTGACGATTTGACACAGGACAGCGGCGGTGTCCGTAAGGCACAGGTCGAAACCTCAGTTGATGAACGAGGTGACGTGTCTGTAGTTATAGCGAAGGGAGAAGACGCAATTTGGGTGGAGTTCGGTGCTGGTGTATATCACAACGGCTCTGCCGGAAGCTCCCCTCACCCGAAGGGTTCTGAGCTTGGTTTCACGATAGGCGGCTACGGCAAAGGAATGGGTAAAAAACAGGTGTGGGGATTCTACGAAGACGGAGAACTCCGTCTCACGCATGGTACTCCGGCTGTTATGCCTATGTACAATGCTATGAAAACCGTTTGTGACGAGATTGCCGATATTGCGAGGGAGGTGTTCAAATGATTGACATTGAGAATGAGATTTTTGACGAAGTGTCCGGGAAGGTAAGAGAGAAGTTTCCCTCTATCTTCATGACAGGTGAGTATGTAAAATCTCCCTCCTCGTTCCCTTGCGTATCACTGGTTGAGGTGGATAATGCAACATTTCGAAACACACAGACAACGGAAGGAAAAGAAAACCATGCGGCTGTTGTGTATGAACTGAATGTTTACTCCAACAAGACCAAGGGCAAAAAAGCTGAGTGCAAAGAGATTGCGGCTTTCATTGATGATTTGATGATGGGTCTCAATTTCACGAGGACAATGCTTGAACCTGTTCCGAACCAAGACGGAGCTACTATCTATCGTATGCTCGGACGATACCGAGCAGTCGTTTCCAAAAACAAAACCATCTACAGGAGGTAAAAATCATGGCAATTTCTACTTATAAGATTTTCCTTATGATGAAAAAGGACGCTTCCTACGAGAAGCTCATTGACATCAAGGATTTTCCCGATTTGGGCGGTTCGCCCGAAATGTTGGAGACCACGACTCTCTCCGACAAAATGCAGACCTACATTCCCGGTGTTCAGTCTCTTGACGCTCTTGAGTTCACTGCGAACTACACCAAGGAAGACTTCACGAAGCTGAAAGCACTTGAGGGTGTGGAACACGATTTTGCTGTTTGGTTCGGTGGCACTGAGGAAGCAAATGTCCTTACTCCTACTGGCACTGACGGCAAGTTCGAGTTCAAGGGTCAGCTTTCCGCTTTCCCTGTTGGTGGCGGTGTGAATGAGGTAGTTGACATGACTGTCACTATCGCTCCTTCCACTCCTATCAGCATGGCGGAGTAAGAACAAATAACAGGAGGACAGACAAATGGCAAAACAGCTTATTTTCACTTTTGAGGACAAGGAATACACCTTGGAGTACACTCGCAGAACGGTTGCGGAAATGGAGAAGAAAGGGTTCATTGCTTCTGACATCACAGACAAGCCCATGACTACTCTCCCTGCTCTGTTTGCTGGTGCGTTCCTTGCTCACCACAGATTCGTCAAGGAAGACGTAATCAACAATATCTACACGAAACTTACCAAGAAGGAGGACTTGATTGGGAAGCTGGCAGAAATGTACAACGAACCCATCATGGCTCTCGTAGAAGAACCCGAGGAAGACAAGGGAAACGTGAACTGGACAGCAACTTGGTAAGTGACTTGCTGTCCTCCACTGAGGGGAGTGGTGGTGATTCTGCCACTGCTCCCCTCAAAACTTACACAGAGAAATTCAATGAGTTGTTCCCCCATTACCTCGCAATCGGTATGACTGAGGAGCAGTATTGGGACAAGGACTGTCAGCTCGTAGCGGCTTACCGCAAGGCTGATGAACTCAGAATGAATCGAAAGAATCAAGAAATGTGGCTACAGGGTGCTTATATTTATGACGCTTTGTGCCGTGTTTCCCCTCTCCTTCACGCATTTGCTAAGAAGGGTACGAAACCGATTCCTTATCTTTCGGAAGCGTATGCTCTCACTGAGAAACAGGCTGAACTCAAAGAGGAGGAAAAGGCTAAGAACGTATTCGACAAGGGCAAGAAAATGATGGAAGGGTTTATGGCAATGCACAATAAAAAGTTTGAAGGGAAGTGAGGAAAATGTCTACAACAATCGAACAGTTGGAACTTGAAGTACAATCGAGTGCTACTTCTGCGGTCAGTGGCATAGACGCACTTGCTTCCTCTCTTGGTAAGTTGAAGTCCGCCGTCAAAGGCGGTGTCGGCTTGACCGCTGTTGCAAAACAGCTCACTACTCTGAATACCGCATTGAACGGTGTCAGCGGTGCAAATGCCGATAATTTGAACAAACTCGCACAAGTCTTGCAGACTCTTTCCTCCATCGGAAACCTCAAGCTGTCTTCTTCTGTGGCAACACAGATTACAAACATCGGAAATGCGGTGAAGTCTTTGACTGGCACAGACTTCTCCGTACTCCGAGACCTTGCTTCCGCTCTGACTCCTTTAACGAGCGTTGGCAAAGCAAATCTCAATAGCTTTATTTCTCAGTTGCAGAGATTACCGCAAGCGGTACAGGCTCTCAACAGCGTGAGTATTGGTAGTCTGAGTTCTCAGATTCGTGAGCTTATTTCTGCTTTCACTCCTCTGACTCAGATGGGTAAGAATAATCTCACTTCCTTCATCACTCAGTTGAAGAAGCTCCCGGAAGCGGTAGCGGCATTGCAGTCTGTGAACATCGGTTCGCTTGCTTCTCAGATTCAGCAGTTGGCAAATGCGTTCGCTCCTCTTGCAACGCAAATGCAGTCTATCGCAAACGGTTTTTCCGCTCTGCCTACGAGACTGCAAAGACTGATTCAGCAGACGAACAATCTGAGTGCGGCAAATGGTAAGGCTTCCATGAGCTATGCCAACCTTGCGGCGAAAATCGGTATTGCGGTTGTGGCTATGAAGCGTATCGCAAGCGTTATTGCTGGCTGGATTACGAAATCCAATGAGTACGTTGAGAGCTTGAACCTGTTCACGGTCTCCCTCGGAGAGTATGCGGCGGAAGCTCAGAAGTATGCCGAAAATGTTGCGGAAGTCATGGGTATCGACCCTGCCGAATGGCTGAGAAATCAAGGTATCTTCATGACACTGGCAACTGGTTTTGGTGTTGTGAACGATAGAGCGTACACCATGAGTAAGAATCTTACTCAGCTCGGTTACGACTTGTCTTCCTTCTTCAATATCAGCTACGAAGACGCTTTTCAGAAGTTGCAGTCTGGCATTTCCGGCGAACTCGAACCTCTCCGTAGACTTGGTTATGACCTGTCCGTGGCGAGATTACAGCAGGAAGCATTGAACCTCGGTATCACCAAGAGTGTCAATGCCATGACACAGGCTGAAAAGGCAGAGTTGCGTTACTACGCAATTATGACACAGGTCACTACTGCTCAAGGCGATATGGCTCGTACCTTGGAAGCTCCTGCAAACCAGCTTCGTATTCTGCAAGCACAGGTGAACCAAGCGGCTCGTGCGCTCGGTAACATCTTTATTCCTATACTGAACGCAGTTCTGCCTTATGCAATCGCATTGGCAAAGGCTATCAGACTTGTGGCTGACGCTATCGCAAGCCTTTTCGGTTTTGCACTGCCGGAGATTGATTACAGCGGACTCAGCACTGCCGCTGGTGGCGCTGGTGATTTGGCTGACAATCTCGGTGACGCTGGAAAAAAGGCGAAGGAAGTCAAAAACGCTCTGCTTGGTATTGACGAATTGAACATTATCTCCCCTCAAGACGATTCCAGCAGTGGAAGCGGCAGTGGTATCGGAGGTGGTGGAGGTCTTGGTTTCGAGCTTCCTACTTATGACTTCATCGGTAACGCTGTGAGTGACAAGGTTGAAGAAATCCTTGGGAAAATGAAGGAATGGCTCGGTCTGACTGAGGAAATCAATTCTTGGAGCGATTTCTTCCATACGAGACTCGGAAGGATTTTAACCACTGTCGGCGCAATCGCTATCGGTTTGGCGGCATGGAAAATCTCTCGTGGAGTCATTTCTGCTCTTGAGACAATCAAAACCTTGCAAAAAGCAGGACTCGGAAACGCATTGACGTTATCCATAGGTATCAGTCTGACTATCGGAGGTATCGCACTCGAAGCGGCTGGTATCATTGACGCTATTCAGAACGAACTCAACGGCATGAACTTCGCACAGATTTTGGGAGGAGGTACTTTCCTCACGATTGGTGCTTCGTTCATTGGTAAGGCAGTTGCGAACTGGATTACAACGGCATTTGCCGGAAGCACTGTTGCGACAGCTCTTGAAACAGCGGCGGCAAACCTCGGTCTTGCCACGGCTGGTGCGGCTGGTGCGGCAATCGGAGCTGGTATCGGCGGTATTATCGCTGGTATTCCTGCAATGATTACAGGCATTTATGACTCCATTAAAAACGGTATTGACTGGTTGAGTAGTGCGTTGACTGCGGCTGGTGCTACTGCGGCTGGTGCTGGTATCGGAGCAATCATAGGTGCTTGCGGAGGTCCGATTGGTGCTGGTATCGGCGCACTGATTGGTCTTGCAGTCGGTTTGGTGACTGACGGTGTTATCCTTGTCGTTCAGAAGTGGGACGAAATCACAGCTTTTGTGAAAAAGTTCTTTACTCAGACGATTCCGGGGATTTGGAATAAGTTCACTGGCTGGTTCAGTAAGCAGTGGGAGTCTTTCAAGAATTTCGACTGGTATGGACTCGGCTACGAGCTTGGACAGTCCCTCGGCAACGCTTGGAAGTCCGCAGTTGACTTTGTTACGGTGAGGATTCCGAACTGGTTCTCGAAAATGTGGAACAGCATTAAGAGTGCCTTTACAAAATTCTTCACTGTTACTTTGCCGAACTTCTTCACTCAAACGATTCCGAATGTCGTAACGAAAATCGGTGAGTTCTTCAAAGCTCTGCCGGGAAAAATCGAAGCGGCTGTCAAGAGCGGTTGGAAGAAGTTTACCGAAATCGGCTCGTCTATCATTGACGGTATTTGGGAAGGTTTGCAGACCATTTGGACGAAGATTACAGACTTCGTTGACGGTTTCGTACAGGGCTTTAAGGACGCACTTGGTATTCACAGTCCTTCTACGGTCTTTGCCACTATCGGTGAAGACATTGTTGCTGGTCTGTTGAAGGGTATCGAGGGATTCACAAATATGCTCAGTACGGTCTCCGAATGGGCTTCCAAGGTTGTAGAGTTCTTCACCAAGGGTGCAGATGGCAGAGGTATCGTTGAGAATTTCAAGGAAATCGGTGGAAACATCGTTTCCGGGTTCAAGGATAAAATCGGCAATACCTACACAACCGTCAAGACAAACGTCACCACATGGGCTTCCGGGGTAAAGGAATGGTTCTCCAACACTTCCTTTGGAGGGGTGAACAGAGAGACCTTCGCAACCTTCGCAAACAACACAATCGAGGGATTCAAGAACAAGGTGAGTTCCACTTACGCTACTGTGAAAAACAGTGTCACAACTTGGGCTTCGAGTGTGAAAAGCTGGTTTACGGATAGCTCTTTCGGCGGTGTAAATTCCTCCTCTTTCGCTACGTTTGCAAACAACGTGGTTACAGGATTCAAGGATAAAATAAACACCGCATACACCTCTACAAAATCCTCGATTACCACTTGGGCTTCCAATGTGAAGAACTGGTTCTCCGGGACTTCTTTCGGAGGTATCAACAGCACCACATTTCAGTCCTATGCGACAAACATCGTAGATGGATTCAAGAATCGTGTTGCGAACTACTACACAGCGGCAAAGAGTGCAATGACTACGTTCGGTTCGAATGTAAAGAGCTGGTTTACGGATTACGTTTCCTACGACAAGTTCTACAGCATTGCTTCTGACGTAGTGCAGGGTTTCAAGAACGGTATCGGTGCTTTGTATAACACCTGTAAAAACACTATCAGCAGTTGGGGTGCTTCGATTATCAGTTGGTTCAAGGAAAAGCTGGATTCCAACTCTCCTTCCAAGGTATTCGAGCGAATTGGTGAGGACACAATTCTCGGTTACAACATCGGTATTACCTCTCTCGGTAAGACCACGAAGGGTGTTGTAAGCAGTTGGGCGGATTCCTTCACCAGCGTAAGCCCTGTAATGAGCTTTGCAGTTGATACCTCGGCTCTGAAATACTACAGCAGTGACTCCTTTGCCAAGGATATTTCCGCCGATGTTACCAGCAATAGGTCTTACTCTATCACTGGTTTCAAAGAAGGTATGGAGGAGTTCTACAGAGAGTACATCGAACCTACGATGGCTCAAATGGCAGAGGATATGCGTAGACAGGCAGACAAGAAGGAGCAGACAATCGTTCAGATTGGAAACCGAACTGTATCTGACGCTGTGACAACACAGCAGAAAGCCAATGGCTATGTATTCGCAAAGTAAGGAGGTGCGGTAATGTCTTATTTGGCTATCAACGGATATGAATTACCCCCTCCGAAGCGAGGGGTAAAGCCCATTGTCACCACGGTTGTGGACGCTGGTAGAAATGCCAACGGTGCTGTGGTAGGTCAGCGTGTGGGTCGAGACCAATACAAGATTGATGGTCTTGAATGGTCTTGGCTCACCGCTGAACAGTGGAGTCGCATACTGAGTATTCTCGACCACTTCTTCGTGTATGTGACATTCATCGACCCTGTTACAACTGATAAGAAAACCATAAAGATGTATCCGGGTGACAGAAGTGCAGAACCCTATTGGGTCGATGGAAACGGACACCCTACCCATTATAGAAATTGTAAGTTCAATCTCGTTGACACAGGAGAGTAAAGGAGGGATTTTATGCAGAAGGTTTCGAAAGCCTATAAAGAAAGCATGAAGTCTCCTCTCCGAGAGAGAGCATATATCATGCTCTCTTTCGGACTCGTCAACCAAGAAGCGCAAGCAAAGGCAAGAATCGAGGAAGGAGATTTCTCTTACTACTCCAACAGCTCGAACATTTTTGGTGAGAGCAATGACGATACAGTCTATGCCACGCTTGAGGAGAACTTCACGAAGGTTGATGGTTCGATGTTCTTCCTTCCTCGCAGGAACGCTTCGCATACATACCTCGACACAGGTATTGTCAGCGAAAAGCTCCTCTCGGAAGCTATCTTCGAACTGACTATCAACCTAAATATGGCGGCTACTGACTTCAAGGGTATCACCATAAATTTCGGTGAGAATTACCCGGTCAATTTCGACATGGTGAGCAGTAGCGGTCAAGTAATTGAATACAGAAACAATACCGAGTCCCTTTTCACAACAGAGGAGGTTCTTGAAAACACGACACAAGTCAAACTGGTCGTTTATTCCATGAAGAACCCTCAGAGCAGACTTCGTATCTACTCTATCCGCTTCGGTTACGGTCTTGTTTACTACAACAACGATGTTATGAGTTCTTCCCTTGAGAGCTATGTGTCTCCCATCGGAGCAGATGTTCCGCAGATTGATTTCACGGTACAGCTCAAGAACTACGACCACTACTTCAACGTGGACAATCCGAAATCCGCAATCAACTTCCTTGAAACAGGACAGGAAATGCAAATCCATTATGGGTATCAGCTCCCGGACTCTGACGAGATTGAGTGGATTATCGGAAATAACCTGTTGTGTTCGGAATGGGAGTCGGACGATTATACGGCTACTATCCGTTGCCAAGACATCTTCCGAAACATGGACTCTGAGTTCTATAAGGGAATTTACAACCGCAACGGTATCAGCTATTACGATTTGGCTGTGGCTGTTCTGAGAGACGCTGGTTTCACAGATTACTATATTGACCCACAGCTCAAGAATCTATACACGAAAAACCCTCTACCGAGAGTACAGCACAAAGAAGCGTTGCAGATTATCGCAAATGCCTGTCGATGTGTTCTCTCTCAGACGAGACTCGGTAAGATTCAGATTAAGTCTTCCTTCGTCCCGGAAGCACAGGCAAGTGCTGAAACCGAAGCGGAATACTCCAATGTAGAAAACATCATGAACACTGAGGTCAAGGACGAGTACGCTTCTCTTGCAACAAATTATGCCGTTGCAGACGGTTCAATGTTCTTCCTTCCTCGCAACGGTGTTGGTGTTCGTAATACAGGATATGTGTCTGCGGAAATCTCTAACGAGCAATGTGAGTTCGAGAAAAACCCGAAGGTTACAATCCGACAGGAAGTTGCCTGTATGTACTACGGAGCAAGATTCACTTTTGGACAGTCTCTCCCTTCTGCGTTCATCATTCGCACCTACAACAACGGTGAGCTTGTGAACACGGTGGAAGTTGGAGAAAACGAAATCAGCAAGGTTACAGTAGTTCATACTGAGCTGGACGATTTCGATACCATGGTGGTCGAGTTCACGAAGACAGCAGAACCTCAGAACCGAATTGTGCTGAATAATTTCAGTTTCGGTGATGTGACTGAGTTCACCATGACAAGAAACGACATGACCTCCTCTCCGAAAGCAATAAAGCAGGAGCTTGTCAAAGAGGTTATCGTCCCTGCCTACAGTTATCAGAACGGTGTGCAGGAAGAAAGCCTTATCAGTGAGGAAGTGACCGTTGCCGTTGGTGACATTACCACATTCTTTGTTGGTGAACCTTCCTACAACTACAGAGCTGTGGTGGACGAAGACGCAAGCGGTGTCACTATCTTGGAATGGGGCAACTACTATATCAAGGTACAGTTCAATGTAGCCGGAACGTATCGTTTGGAAATCTTCGGCTACAGATACAAAATCGTTGAGCAGTATGCGGTCAAGTCTCTGAATAACAGGGGCAGGACAATCAAGTGGGAAAATCCTCTCATGTCCGATATTGCAATGGCTACAGACCTCGCAGAATGGCTCGGTGACTATTATGCTTCCGGCATTGAGTACGAGTACAACACGAGGGGAAACCCGGAGCTGGACGTAAACGACATCGTTTATCAAGAGAACGAGTTCCACGATGGTATGAAGGTGACTATCTACCGACAGACCCTCAACTTCAATCAAAGTTTTTCGGGCAAGGTCACAGCTCGAAGGTTAGGAGGTTAAGGTATGGCATGGGAAACCCCGAAAACAGACTGGCATGGCTCGTCTGACAGCGAAGGTGTTTACACCGGGGACAGATTCAATGCGGTGGATTTCAACCGTATCAAGAACAACCTTGACTATCTCCGGGAGCTGGCAATCAAACTCTATGACGAGTTTTCCATTGTCTCTCTCGGAGCTGACCGAACCCCGGTAGATTACTTCTACGCTGACGAAATCAATCAGCTCGAAGAAAACCTCAAGACTGTGAACGAAAACTCCCTTCGAAGGTCGTATGGCAATGCGCCTACTTATGTAGATAACGGAAATACGATGGATTTCGTAGAACTGAATCGACTGGAAGGTGCAATCCTCGACCTTTATGACAGGCTCACAAACGAGCTGGAAGGGAGAAGAATGTTGACATGGAACTTTGGAATGAAAGGAGGAGACTTGTAAATGGCTTGGGAACTGTTACCTGTGAATTACACTGACGCTGTTTGGAGCGGACTCAAAAGATACAACGAAGTCCGAAATGAGGACGGAACGGTATCTTTCCAAGATGTGACAGTGTACAGCAACAAGGAGACCTCGTTCTTTGGTGCGAAGGACGCAAACCGCATGAACGAAGCTCTGAACACACTCATGTCCATGGTGGAGAACGGCACTGACCTTTACACTGCTTTTCAGAATTACTTCAACACTCAGAAGGGTTTGTTTGAGGACACTGCAAATGCGACTCAGCAGGGCTTCAATGAGTACGTTGACGGTCTGAAAGCCGAAGGTGATTCTGCAATTCTCGCCATCAAGACTGATTACCGTAACGAAATCACTGATTTTGAGAATCAGCAGGAGCAACTTTTCACCACTTGGTTTGAGTTTGTCAAGGGTCAGTTGGGCGAAGATGTTGCCGGAAAGTTGCAGAATCAGATTAACGCACTGGACATCAAAACTGACGGCTTCGAAGCTCGAAACACTACTTTCTCTGAGGACGGCAAGACCATCACAGAGACCTACGGTGTTAAGAGAATCGAGACGGAGTTTGTGTCCGACAGCACCATCGTTCAGAAGCTCTATGACAACGATGTGCTTACTAAGACAAAGACCATCACATTCAGTGCTGATGGATTAAGTATTAAGGAGGACGTGAAATAATGGGTTGGGCAGAAGCAAAATGGACTGTAGACCAAATCTTGCAGAAGATTGGTCAAGCCCCTAACAACATGAGAGCGTTTACCGCTTTCTCGGTATCTAAGACAGAAATCGGTTTGAAATTTCTCGAACCCGAAGACAGCTATTCTGACGGAAATCTGATTTGTTCCGTTGGTGGTGTCATGATTCGCATGAGCGAGACTGGCTATCCTACGAACACTTCCGAAGGTGAGCTGGTAATCGACAACAAAGAACTCGGAAAGTACGAGACAGAGGAGTTCGTAGTGGGAGGACTCGTTGAGGGAAAAACCTATTACTTCTCCGCTTTCCCTTATTCCACGCAGGGTGTTTTCAACCTTGCCACGAATGAAAGCAATCATGCGAGTGCCGCTCCTGCGGACGGAGAAAAGGTCAATATCACAATCAATATTGACGATGATTCCGCTTTCAACAGCGTGTCTGTCACCTGTGTGAACGAAACGGACGGAACAAAAACAAAGAGTGCTACTCTGACTGCGACTCAGAGAACCTGTTCTTTCACTGTTCCTATCGGTGACACCTACCACATCGAGTACGGTGCGGAAGATGGTTACTCCAAGCCGGACAACACCGTCTCCAAGGTTTCCGTGGCTGGTGCTACCACTGACTACGAAGCAACCTATTACTACTTCACTGCAACCATCAACGTGACCTATCCGGCTGGCGCAACGCTCACTTGCAAGAGCGGAGGTACTACCTACACCGCAACGACCTCTACTGGCTCGTATCAATTCAAGGTACACGCAGTCGGAACATGGGTTGTTACTGCCACTCAGAACGGCGAGAGCGTTTCCAGCAATGTGGTTATCACTTCCGATGGACAGACAGAAAGCGTTGAGCTTTCCTTCGTAAAAATCTACGGTATCAGCAGGGACAAGACCGCTTCCTCTCCTGTATGGGCGAGAACCGATGAAGCTGTCGGTATGACTGCCACAGCTTCCGTAGGTACGACTGCCGGAGCAAGTGATTTCAACAACTGTTATCCTTGGTCGGGTATCGTGAGAGAAACCCTCTCCACCGGGGACGTGATGGTGAAGATTCCGAAGTTCTACTTCCAGCGTTATCGTGAGGGCAATATCGAGCATATTCGAATTGCCGACAAGAAGACCACTGGATTCGAGCTTCACCCTGCTTTCAAACACGCTGGTGTCGAAGTGGATTATATTTATGTCGGCGCATACAAGACTTCCAGCAATAACAAGTCTGTCTCCGGCGCAAGTCCTCAAGTGTCTCAGACAAGAGCAACCTTCCGTTCCAACGCAAAGGCAAAGGGAGCTGGTTGGAGTCTTTGGGACGTTGCTGTCCTCTCTGCGATTCAGATGTTGATGTTGGTAGAGTTCGCTACCAATAATATGCAGTCTGCAATCGGTAGAGGTTACTGTGACAGCAATAGTGCCGCAATCAGCACAGGCTCTTGCAACAGCGTTGCGAACCTAACTGGCAGACCTGCCGGAACGGACGGTAAGGTGGACGTTGTTTGGAGAGGTATCGAAGGTCTGTGGGGCAATGTTTGGGAATGGGTCGATGGTGTCAACTGGAACGATGGTACTTACTACGTTTGCAACGACCCTTCCAAGTACGCAGACGATACCGCAACGAACTACACCGCACTTTCCTTCAAGGGAGCAACGAACTGGTCTTCTTCCTACATCACTGAGGAAGGTCTCGACACAGGAGATAATGAACACGTTATGCTTCCTGCCGCCGCTGGCAGTGGTAGCGAGTCCACATACGACTGTGACGCTTGCTGGTCTTCTACAGGTTGGCGGGTTTTCCGGCACGGCGGTGATTGGGTTGATGGTTCGGTATGCGGTCTGTTTGCGGCTAGTTTGTACGGTACTTCGTCCGATTCGTCCGCGAACGTTGGCTCTCGCCTGCTTTATATCCCCTCCTAAGGGGGTGTGGGGGATTCTCTCCCCCACATAAGTGGGTGAACACACAACAGTAAAGGAAAAGAACTTATAAGGTCTTTAAGGCGAACAGTAAAGCGAGTTTTCCAACACGGCGGTAATTGGAATAATGGTTCGAAATGCGGTCTGTTTACGGCTAATTTGAACAATACTTCGTCCAATTCGAACACGAACATTGGCTCTCGCCTACTTTTGTTAGCACTACACACAATAATGCTGTCTCGCCGTACCCATTGGTAAAAAATAGTTTGGAGGGATAGGGTTAGTAGGTTCTTCTCGAAAGCCCTATAAGAAACAAAAGCAAATGAAAAGATTTGGTTTCCTATACGAAAAGATAGTCTCAGTGGAGAACTGCAAACAGGCTATCATCAATGCTTCGAAGCACAAGAGGAAACGCAAAGTGGTTAAGGAGATAAACGATAACCTTGACTATTATGCAAAAGACCTCTCGGAGCGGTTGATTCGTTTGGATTTCCTCACACCCTACAGGACTCGTATCATCAAGGACGGTCTGTCCGGCAAGGAGAGGGAGTTACAGATTCCTTCTTTTTACCCCGACCAGTGCGCTCACCACGCAATCGTGCAGATACTTCAACCTATCTTCATGAAATCGTCCTACCATTGGAGTTGTGCCAATATTCCAAACAGGGGTATCGACCACGCTTGCAAGGGAGTAGAACGAGCTACCATGAGGGACATAAAACACGCTAAGTATTGCGTGAAGATGGACATAAGTAAGTTCTATCCTTCAATTCCACATGACAAACTCAAGGCTCGTCTGCGAGAGAAAATCAAAGACGAAAAAGCACTACAGATAATCTATAAGGTGATTGATTCCCACTCTCCGGGAATACCGATTGGGAATTACACTTCACCTTGGTTTGCAGAGTTCTACTTGCAACCGCTGGACAACTACATCAAGCAGGAGCTTGGTGTGAAGCACTACATTCGTTATGCTGACGATTTGGTGCTTATCGGTAATAACAAGAAGAAACTACGCAAGGCAATGTACGGAGTCATTGACTTCGTGAATGGATTGGGTCTGACTGTGAAGCATGACTACCAGCTCTACCGTATTCAACGAAACTGCAAGGACAGGAAGCACCGCAGAGGTAGAAAGATTGACTTTGTGGGTCGTTGCTTCGGTATCAGAGTCACCACGATTCGCAAGAGACGTGCTTTGGCACTCATGAGACAGAGCAGATTCATTCAAAAACTACAGCGGCAAAACCGCCCTGTGTCGTACAGAATAGCTTCCGGGTTCTTATCTCGAAGTTCCTGTTTCAAACATACTGACTCCAAAGCTATGAAGGAGAAGTATTACGACACCGTAAACATCAAAAAGTTGAAGGAGGTAATCAGCAATGAGAGTAAAAGGAAATGTCTCGCCCAATGTGCTTGACATCGAAAGCTACCGCCCTATTCCGGGGTATGTTGAAGCAAGGCTTCGTGAGAACATCAATGAGGTAACTGTGGTCGATGAAATGACCGAACAGGAAATCAAGATGTTCGAGTATGACGAGTACACGTTCGTCATTCGTGAGCGTGAGGGCTTGCGTGAGGACATCGAAGCAAACATGGCTGACTGGCTGGTGACAGGCAGAACGCTCGAAGTCAACGAGGGAGCAAGTATCATACAGGATATGAAAGCGGCTCTCGAAATTATGGGGGTGAATGAATAATGGCACAGTCTTATATCGAAAATGCAAGAGCAATCAGAGAAGCAATGGACTTCGCAGGAGCTACTCTCAGTGAGGAAAATGCACTGGTGTGTGTACACCTCTACCGTCCTTGGTCTGTCGGTGTCACCTACAAAGTGAACGAGTATCTGACCTATGGAAAAAACTCTGTTGGAGACCCACAGCTTTATAAGGTGGTACAAGAACACACCTCTCAAGCCGACTGGACTCCCGACATCGTTCCTGCTCTTTTCACGGCTATAGGCTTGGACGAAGAAGGTTATCCAGTGTGGTCTCAGCCCACAGGAGCGCATGACGCTTACAACAGAGGAGACATTGTGGACTACAACGGTGTCCTCTATGAATCCCTCATTGACGGCAATGTCTATTCTCCCGACACCTATCCTGCCGGGTGGACAGAGTATTCCGTATAACGGTAAGGAGGACAGGATATGGTTTCAGAAACAACAATAATCGTAAGTATCATCGGTGCTGTGTTTGCAAGCACAGGGTTTTGGGCTTTCCTCACCGCAATGATTCAGAGGAGAGACAGGAAAGAAAGTGCGGAAGCACAAATGCTCAAGGGTCTCGGACACGACAGGATTTGCTACCTCGGCTCGTGCTACATACAGCAGGGGTACATCACGAAGGACGATTACGAAAACCTTCATGACTACCTGTTTGTCCCTTACAAGAAACTCGGCGGTAATGGCACAGCAGAAAAGATTATGAAAGAGGTGGACAAATTACCGCTTAGAGAAATGGAGGAATAAAAATGGCTTACACAAACAGTTCTTTGGTAACGTACAAGCGGCTCACGAACAATCGTACAAGCCCTCGTAACCATGCGATTGACACAATCACAATCCATTGCATTGTCGGGCAGTGGACGGCAAAACAGGGCTGTGACTACTTTGCCACGACTGATAGGCAGTGTTCCGCCAATTATGTCGTAGGCAAGGACGGTTCTATCGGACTGTCTGTCGAGGAGAAAGACCGCTCTTGGTGTTCTTCCAATGCCGCAAACGACAATCGTGCAATCACTATCGAGGTGGCAAGCGATACTTCTCACCCTTATGCCGTTACCGACAAGGCTTATGAAGCTCTCATTAAGCTGGTGGCTGACATTTGCAAGCGTAACGGTATTAAGAAGCTCCTGTGGAAAGCGGACAAGTCCCTTGTCGGACAGGTGGATAAGCAGAACATGACTGTTCACCGCTGGTTCGCCAACAAATCGTGTCCTGGTGATTATCTCTACAACCGCCACGGAGAAATCGCTGAGAAAGTGAACGCTATTCTTGGAGGTTCTTCCGCAGGAGAGGATAAGGAGACTCCTGTCACTACGGCTACGTTGTATCGTGTCCGTAAGACATGGGCTGACGCTAAGAGTCAGAAGGGTGCTTTCAAGAATCTGTCTCTCGCAAAAGCCTGTGCCGACAAAAATCCGGGGTATTCTGTGTTCGATGAAAACGGCAAGGTCGTTTACTCCAACAGTGTATCTCAGACGGAAGACGGAGTGTTCACACCTTACAAGGTGAAGGTAACTGATTCTGCTCTCAATATTCGCAAGGGAGCTGGCACAAATTATGCTGTAAGCGGAGTTATCCGGGACAAGGGTGTCTACACCATTGTCGATGAAGCAAACGGCACAGGAGCTACGAAGTGGGGCAAGCTCAAGAGCGGTGCTGGTTGGATTTCTCTCGATTACACAAAGAGGTTGGTATAGTGAGAACGAGATACAGGCGCAGAAGAAAAGAAAAATTGGAGTTCTCGAAGAAGATACTTATTTTTGCGGCAATCGTGAATGTGGTCGTAATTGTATTCACTCTCGTTATGGTGTGGAGAACTTGCGACCTGTCACCGCTGGCATATCTTATCCCGGCAGTTGCCGCAGAAACCGCAACAGGCACAGGATTCTATTACGCAAAGGCAAAGGTAGAAAATCGTATTAAGCTCATGAAGCAAAACAAGGTAGAATTGACCGAAAATTCTTTCAACGAAACAGGAGGATATTAACATGATTGATTTGACTCAGATTATCACCGCAGTAATCACTCTGATTTTCGCTTGCGTCTCCGCTTTTCTGATTCCCTATCTGAAAAGCAAGTTCAGCGCAGAGCAGTTCTCCAACATTATGATGTGGGTGAACATTGCCGTGGAAGCGGCGGAAATGATTTATGTTGGTGCTGGCAGAGGTGAAGAAAAGAAGCAGTACGTCATTGATTTTTTGAACAGCAAAGGCTTCACCCTCAACACCGCAGAAATCGAAAACCTTATCGAAGCGGCTGTGCTGGAATTGAAGCTAACGCAAAAAGAGGAAGCAAGCGTTTAGCCTACTTCCTCTATATGCACAACAAATCCGAAACAGTGTTTTACGAAAAATAAAGAGTTCGGATTTGCACCTTTTGGTGGA